TAAGCAACAACTATGTGTGTGTGAGGCTCACTATGACACTTGCTTCTCCTGCCTCGATTTCCATCAGCGGTGCTGCTGGGAGTCCGTTTTCCCTGGTTAAAGTAAACCAGGACAACAACACTTCCAAGTACCTTTTTGCGGGTACTGGTGTGGAAATCGAACTCAATGTCCGCCATTCCTATGAAGGAAAAGCGGGCCCTGGGCAGATGGTTCGCCACAACCTCGAGCTGATTAGGCGCCTGTGGGGCGTTGATGGGGTAGTTACTACCCGCAACGCCTACATGGTGCTTCGTTCGCCACGAGGTGAAGATCCGTTGCTTGTTTTTGATGTTCTTGACGGCCTGAAAATTTGGGCCAACGCGAACAGAGCAACGCTCGCTCAGAACGACACCTGATTTGTTGTAGGTGCCGTTGTATCTCTGAGTGAGAGGAGATACTGAATACATGCAAGTGGCAGCTAGGACCATTTCGGATAACTCTTGATAAAGGAGCCACCGTCTATGGATAATAGCCTAGTCACTTTCCTCACCGGATACGTGCACGCAATGTTTAAAGATGTTGCGTATGCGTACACTCACCGTAGTGAATGGAAGCGTGATCAAACACGCCTAGTTCACGAACTGGGGGTACATGGTCCTAGAGTTTTGACCATAGATCTCCCAGCCGTCTGCAAGGTCCTAGATCGGTCCTTGGATGAAGGTCATCTCCTAGTTGATAGTAGTGTGGCAACTCGCTACACTGGTCTCAACAGTCACGGATACCCCAAATTCTTTGGGGAACTGTGGTTGAAGATCTTCTCTACAGACGGAAAGCTTAGGGATGCTCCATGCCTTGATGCTATCACAGCGTTAAGGTTCCTTCTCTTGAGCTCAAAGAATTTAAAGCTCAATTGTAAGAAGGAGAGCGTAGATGAGGAAGTTAAAAACTTCTTTGCTATCGAGAACACCAGCCGTCTTCCGACTAATTCTTGGTCGGAAGATATTTGTTACTTTGACCAAGATAGTATCGCTTTTGGCGATAACCTTGATCTCGGTGATGGTCAGTGTTGGTTACCAGGACTCGGACCCACAGTGGGCCCGGGTGGCTGCAACCTGGAAATCCTGCAGCGAGTTTGCGACAGAATTTCTACTCAGTTTGGAGACCTCCACGAAGAAAGAGGTCACGAACTCCCTAAGCATGGTCCGGGCGTTGTCGCCAACCAGAGGAGAGGAGAATCAAAATTCCTCTTCCGAGAATGGCCGGCAAAATTAGACGCCTTGTTCCCTTATGATCGGTATGCCACAACCAACTTTGGTCAGGATATCGACACAGGTGGAGAAGTTGAGTGGGGGCTCAATAAAGAGTCCCCTTCTCGTCTTATCTCTGTTCCAAAGACTATGAAGAGCCCGCGCTTGATTTGTGCGGAGCCGAATCAGCATCAATGGATACAGCAACTGGTTAGATGCCAGTTGGAGGAGCGAATAGTTCACACTAGTCTAGCCCCATGCGTCCGTTTTCGGTCGCAGAAGCAAAACCAAGAGTGGGCTATTCGGGGATCGTTGGATGGCAGTCTTGCTACCATTGATCTTTCTTCAGCCTCGGATCGTCTGTCATGTTGGACAGTAGAGCGAGCATTCCGAAAGAATCCAACGATTCTTAGGCGCTTGCATGCATGTCGGACGCGGTGGATCTCCAATGAGGTAAGCTCACGATCGGAGCGGTATATATTGCTTCGAAAGTTTGCCCCTCAGGGATCGGCTGTTACCTTTCCGGTGCAGTCGATCGTCTACGCGATGGTCTCGATAGCCGCAGTCATCTCCTCGCGGAGGTGGCGGGTTACAAAGGCCACGATAGACAAGGCATCACGCCTGGTCTCAGTCTTCGGGGATGACATGATTGTCCCTTCAGACTGTATGGGTGTTTTGGTGGATAGCTTATCCTTCCTTGGGTTGAAAGTCAATACCACAAAATCTTTTGGAGCTGGAAAGTTCCGGGAGTCCTGTGGCGTTGACGCATTTAGGGGTTTAGATATTACCCCCCCATACTTGAGGAGGTTTTCTACCAAAGTCCAAATGAAGGAGTCCAGCTCCTTTGTGGAAGTAGTGAATAACTACTTTCTCAAGGGGTATTGGAACTGTTCAGAATTTCTCCTGGACAAGTTTGGATTTGATCGGGATCTTATTCCGATCGTATCCTCTTCTTCATCTTACCCTGGCCTCGCTTCGTTCTGCGGAGCCTCTGTCTCATCTCTACGAAAGAGGTGGAACAAGGACTTGCAGCTCGAAGAGTGCAGATTGGTCTTGCCAACTAACAAGATCAGGTTGCTCGAGACTAAGGGTGGCCACAGGTTGTTCC